GATGTAGTGGGTCCGATCGTGATGCCCACCGCCTGGAGCGCAACGGTCAGGCTGTAGTGCCCCGCGCTCACGTACTCGGGTTCAGGCGCGGCGGTGTAGATCCACTGCAGGGAAACATCGGCGATGGCGTCGCCGCCGTCGTTGCCGCACCAGACCGCAGCGGGCAGGGTGAAGGGTTCGCCGTGCTGCGTCTCGAAATGGTCGGTGATCTGATCGATCTCCGCGGTCGGCCGCTTCGAGTAGGGCAGCTCCAGGGTCTGCCCGACCGCGAGGGTGCCGACGCGGTAGAGGTAGGCGATACCGGATAGGCCGCTGTACTCCGCCGTCGGAATCTGCCCGATGGTGTAGGAGCGCTCATCTGGCGTGATCGCCGGGAACTGCGCCATCAGACAGCAGCGCGGATCCGGAGCATCCCGTCAGTAGCGCTGAAGTCCACCTTGAAGATGCCGCCGTTGGGCACGGTGATGGTGCTGGGATAGGCCCAGTACCCGATCAGGCTCCGGTTTGCATCGGTGGCGTTGCTGGTCTTGCTGACCAGGACGACGTAGCGGAACGGACCAAAGCCGGTGGCATCAGTGGCGGCGGTGCCGGTCAGCTCGATGTCAGCGGCCACCAGGCGGTAGGTGTTGTTGAAGATGCTGCGGCTGCTGATCGTCAGATCGATCATCCCCGCATAGCCGTTCTTCGCCGTGATCTCCGCGAGGTCGCCCTTCACCGCATGGGTTGCACGGTTGGGGGTGGCATTGCTGAGATAGACCGACAGGGTGTCAGTGGAGAGATCGATCTTCGTGCCACCTTTCCCCTTCGCCAATTCGGTAAGGATCGAATCGAAGGTGTAGAAGTTGGCAGCTGCCACGTCTGGTGGTTCTCAGTCCCGACAGTCTAGATCACCTACGCCACAGTGGCCGCCGCCACTTCCCGGGCGATGATGCTGCAGCCGTTGTCGTCTACCGGGTGGTGGGATGCCTGGATCGTCCAGGGGCCCAGCAGGGGGCCGCTGATGCTCTCGATCTCGTAGAGGTAAGACCAGATCGAGGAGGCCCCCACCGATGGGTTACGCGCCCGGTCCTGCCGCACGATGTCGCCGGCCCGGAGTGCAGCCAGCTGCGGCGTGGCATCACTCACAACCCAGGAGGCGTCGTGCGTGATGTGCCGCCGCTGCGCCAGGCGAAACGCACCAGCCCGCACCGCGTGGAGCTCTCGCGTAATGAACTCGGACCCATCCAGGTCCGTCCATGGGCCGTCGATGGCGGTGCCGGCGTAGCGCACCTCCGTGGCTTGGGTGACGCCCACATCGTTCTCGGGCTGGTCGCGCCATAGCACCAGGGCCGCGAAAGGCTTGCGGTCAGCGATCGGCCGCCGGGTGATTTGGAACTGGCTGCTGTTCGATTCGTCGAACACCATCACCGGCGTGAGGGGGCTGGTATCGACCGCGTGGGCGATGGTCACCGGCAGGGCCGGGCGGAGCCCCAGCAGGCCCCATCGATCGGTGACCCGCAGCAGGTGCATGGGCGCCATGAGGCTCAGGTACTCGCGCACGTTCGCCGGGTTGGCGATCACCCCATCGAACGTGATGCCGTTCACTGCGCAGAACCTGGCGGCAGCGGTCAGCCCCGGCACGTCGATCAGCTGGGACGGCATCCGGCCGGAGGCGATCAGCAGGTGATGGGCCACATCAGGGAAAAGGTTCGTAGCGCCAGGCGTGCCTTCGATGAGGCGATGGATGGGCTGGCCGTTGCGGATGAAGAAGTGCGCCTGTCGCTGCCAGCCGGTGTCACCAGCTGCGTAAGTCTTGGAGAGGGAGACGGTGGTGAGGCCGGCGTAGGTGCCGCCGGTGCCGCAATAGATGGTCGCCTCAGGCTTGGGTAGGGGCTCGCTGTTCTCCTCGGTAACGGTGACCCTGTACGAGACCGCCGGCAGACCGCCGTAGATGGTCGCGTAGTAGGTCCCTTCAACAGTCAGCGCGCTGGCAGTGATCGGCAGCAAGAAACCGCCATTGATCACCTCACGAATCTGGTAGTCGATGTCCCCGTAGGGCTGTGTTGAAGGTGGGCGAGAGATCTGGTATTGCGCCGTGGGCAGATAGCGACCAGCGGAAGCGCGATCAATGAACCACTGATTGCTTGCCACCCACCACATCATGGTTCCGAACGATCCGTAGCGAAGAAGCTCGGGGCTGTTCCCAGAACCACTGGGGCCGGCAGAGGAATCGCTACTGGCATTCCACGCCAGGCTCTCGTAGTAGGCGGCTGTTGCAGGGTTGTAGATGACGGTGCCAGTAGTCCCCCCTCCACCTCCTCCACCACCTGATGAGATGCTGACGCTGAACTCCCCAGGCGTGCCCTTGTAAGCCTTGGTGTTTCCAACCGCCGGCCAGTTGATTGTTTTCTCTACGCTAACCTCGAATCCGGTTATGTAGTTTCCGCTGCTTTTTATATCTACCGTCGCGACTTGATCGTCAATATGATTCGCCAGTTCTTCATCTGTGCCGAAGCTGGACAAGTCAAAGAAGGCCCCGGCGCCAATGGCCTTCCCCTCCACCGTCTCGACTCGGCTGGTGGTGGTCACCTCAAACCGCTGCTGGATGAAGTTGCCGGGTGCCCAGCTGGCAGCCCTGGCGCCATACGCCTGGGTGATCTCACCCGACACCAGCTGCGTGTCCCCCTGGTAGGCGTCGGTAGCGGCGATCGTTCCGAGCTGGCCATCCGCCAGCACCAGCAGGTAGGAGGCCGTTACCCGGTTGGCGATGTCGTTGGTGAACCGGCATTCCGAAGCGGGCGGGCTGATGAGCACCCCGCCGGTGGATCCGGTGCGCTTGCCGATCACCAACGGGATCGCCTGCCCGAGCTCCAGCGCCGTCTGCTGCCCGTTCAGATCAGCCCTCACCGACAGGTTGTCATTGCGCACCACCTGCCGGCGCTGCGCGGCGAGCGTGGGGACAGCAACGGCGGGTGTGGAAGGCATGGGTCAGAGACGGCAGGGGGTGCCCACGAGGGCGGTTGTGAACCGACGGGGCGGCACCTGCGCGCCGAGCGATTCGAGGGCAGATCCAACCGTGATGGTCACGGTCGAGGGGAACACCTCGCCGCCGCCGGTCACCTCACCGATCGCGGTCAACAGCACCACCTGCCCCGGCGGGGGGGTGTCTGGCCGAGTCGGGAGATCGAACTGAAAGACCGTGATCGTTGCCAGCCAGCCTTCTGCCATGGCGTCATCGGCGGCGGTGGAGATCGCCGTGAGGCCCGGCAGGGTGATCGTGAGATCTGTTTCATCAGCGCTGCCGGTGTTTGCCAGATCGCTGATTGAGAAGTCGACGAACTGGTAGGAGTCGGCCCCGATCGTGACCGGCGCCTGGCGGTAGAAGCTCTGCAGGGCCAGCCCGGTGGCGTTGGTGGTCGGCTCCCACAGGCGGAGGAAGGTGGCGTGTTGGATCATCTGAGGCCCACCTGTTGGCGGTAGGAGGGCGACTTCAGGTTGCGACGCATCTCAGCAACGGCCTGCCGAGCGGCATCACTGGCGAGGGTCTGCGCCTGCGCCAGCGTCACCCGGTCTTCGCCGTCTTGGCGCACCACCTTGGCCACGCGGGTGTTGATGGTGATGCCGCCGCCGCCGGTTTCGCCAGCAGATCGCCGATTGCGCAGGGCTTCCAGCTCGCCGCGGATGGAATCAAGCGATGGTGTCCCGGTGATCAGGCGGCCATAGGACGGGCTCACTTCAGTCACGCCAAACCCCAGCGAACGGATTGCCTCTGTCTTGATTCGCCCCTCGTTGGCGCCTGTGATGCTTCTGCCCTCTTCCCGCCAGCCGGCCATGACTGCCCCCGCTGCGCGCATGTAATCGCCGGGGCTATTGGCCAATGTTTCCAGCGCAATCTCCCGCCAGGATGGCTTGAGTGCTTGCGCACCCTTGGCGCCGCTGGCGATGTTGTTGGCGAAGGATCTAACCTTCGACCTTGGCACCACATACTCCGGTTCACCACCTTCACCGATCAGCGCGAGGGTGGGCTTGGTGACGTAGCCGCCCCTGGCGTACTGAGGAATCCGAATTCCGCCGATGGTGGTGTAGCTGCGTGGCGCCTGATTGAAGCCAGGGTCGGTGGCACCGGTGGCCTGTAACACGGAAGACTGGTAGTTGACATTTGCGATGTTGCGCCTGATGCCGCCGATCTGCCGGGCCTGGTTGAACTCCGCCTGTGCCGCATCGGCTGCCGCCTTGGCCTTGTCCAACTCTAGCCGGTAGTTCAGGATCTTCTCCAGGCCGATCTGTCCAGCGTTGTACATGGCAGCCGCCAGCGCCATCGTGGATTCAATCGCCTTGCGGTTCGAGATGGCGCGGTTCAACGCTGCCGCCTTCAGCTGCTCCTCCGCCTGGATCTGCAGGTTGGTGGCCTCCAGCTGGAGCCGCGCCGATTCGGCTTCCATCTGGGCAATCTGCCGCCCGATCGCCAGCTTCTCCTCATCTGTCTGGGCCAGCGCCAGCCGGTTCTGCAGGATCGTCTTGCCGAGGTTGTTGTAAGCCTGCGCCAGTGTGTTCTCCTCACCCGCCAACGCAAGGCGCCGTTGCTGCGCTGCGGAGATCAGATCGATCTGCGCCGCCTGCTTTTCGTAGGCGCTGCCGGCACGCTCCAACCAGTAGGCGCGACCTTCCTCCTCTTTGCGCAGCGCTTCGGCGGCGGCCTTCTGCGTCTCGGCGGCAGCGGCGGATTCCCGCTGCTTAAGCGTAATTTCCTCAAGATTGCCCTCTGCCTCTTTCATCGCCTTTCCAAAGTCCAATCCACTGCCAGCCAGCTTTTCGCCTTCTTCTTTCGCCTTCTTCATTTCAACCGCAATTTTTCCTATA